AAAGGTGCGTAGGTACTTTCCTGATTTTCTGATTAAGATAAAAGATAAGAATGGTCATACAAAAACTCATCTGATTGAAGTCAAACCCTCTAAAGATTTACGCACACCTGCTGGTGGCAAAGGTAAAAAGAAATCTACTGTATTATATGAAATGAAAACCTATCAAATGAATCGTGATAAGTTTGCTTCTGCTCGTAAATGGTGTGATGATAGAAATATTATCTTTGATATCTGGACTGAAAAACATCTACAACAAAGAGGTTAATGTCTCACCTGAATGTAGTGTAGATATAAACCAAACAGCAACTACACTTATTACAAAACTACGAAAGAATATCATCTAAGTCTGCATTTTTGCATTTTTATTTGCCATCATAACTGCTGTCATAAAATTATCACCAGAAGAAAGACCTCCTGTTATAAAATTATCTCCACCTTTAGCATTACTTTGATATGTGTTACCTACATTTGCCATAACATTTTGATTAGCAGGATGACCTGGACTACTTTCGTTTGTAGTAATAGCTTTTTTCACTTTATCTTCAATATTCTCAGGCACTATTTCTGCATTAGAGGTATCAATAGTATCTGTATTCTGATATGATAATATTAATTCTTGTCTTTTCTTTTTTAATTCGTCAATAATAAGTAATTGTGCGTCAAGGTCTGCTTGAGACGGTGGGTCAAGAGTAATCTGTCCTCCTGATATGGTATCAATTACTTGACCTCCACTTAGCATATCTTTTTTCATTTCATTTATAAATTTATTTGTGGCTGCAATTTGGTCATCAATATCACCTACTTTACCATCAGACATTCTGTCTGCTAAAGCAACATCTACATTTGCAACTTTTATTTTTTGTTTTTCAATAGTTTTTTCTAATCTTTTAATCTGTCTATCATAAAAACTTGTATTTTTACCTTCAGATTCTAACTGTGCTTTTTGTGCTTTTAAATTTTCAAGTCCTTGATTCATGATGGTTAAGTCTTGCGTAAGTGCCTGTTCGTCAGCCTCATATGCTGATGGCACACCTTTTACAGCACTTGATATATTGTCTATATTAGTAGTAAAGTTATCTCCCATTGATGTTAAAGTTTTATCAAACGATTCACTACCAATATATCCTGAAATAGCACCAATAGCACTTCCTGCTAATGATCCTATTCTTGCACCTATAATAGCACCAGGAGGACCACCTAATAAGAAACCAATAATAGCACCAGCAGATAGTCCTATCAATCCTTTATCAAAAGTATTAATTGTTGCATTTAATATTCCACCTTTTTCATTTTTACCAGCAAGTAGTTTAGAAGCAAATTGTGAGGTGTCTACTTTACCTGTCTCTTTATCTATTGAATCATTCAGAGCAAACTGAACATTTTGATAACCTCTGTATATACCAGCAGCGGCTAATGCTACAAGAGCAGCAGTACCTAATAATCCTGCAGCGCCAGGAGCTGCTTTTAGACCTGCGGTTCCTAATCCTAAACCTTTTATACTTGTCATAATCTGAGCGACTTTAACTAATCCAAATATTGAAGCAATAGCAAGTAATCCTTCACCAACTGTATCATATATAAAACCACTTACTTTTTTCACAATATCTTTTTGTAATGCTTTCTTTTCATCCTCATTAAGTGCGCCTTCACCATCTACATTAAAAGTATTGATATAATCTGTTATTGATTTATATACATCTTTAACTGTTGTGATTACAGTTTTAACACCTTTAATAACATCTGCAATTGCTAGTTTTAATTCTTCAAATTTTATTAAAACTTTATCTTTGAGGTCTAAATAAATTGATTTTATCGTTGCTGTAAGTTTTCCTGACTTAATTTCTTTTAACAAATTTGCTATACTTGGTATTAAATTTTCACCAAACAGTTTGAGACCAACTAAAGCACCAATTGCTATCGCAAACTTACCAAAAGTACCTAATCCCTCTTTGAAAGGATTAAGACTTTTTAATTTGTCTAGAAAACCAGTACCACCCTTATCAGGAGGATTCTCATTACCTTGAGTATCAGTTTCACCATCATTAATTTTTTCGTCTCTATTTTCTGCTGATGTAGGTGCTAATCTTTGTAATAAGTTATTTGTTTCTAGTGTATTTACTGCTATTGATTCTAAAGCATATCTCATATCATCAAAGACAGCACGTAAACTATCCATAGGTGACATTGGTTCAACATTTGCAATCGCACCACCAGTAGTTGTCATCATATTGCTTGACGATACAACTAAATCTGTACCTGTGTTTATTTTAGGAAGTTCTATTGCACTAAACATTATTTTTTACTCTTACTTGTTCCTGTATATAGACCAAACCAGGCAGCACCAGCACCAACTACGATACTAATTAGCCCACTCTGTTCCATAGTCGGAGCAGATAAGTCCATATACCATATTACACATTTATATAACAATACAATATAAACTGTTAAGAATAATCTAGGAAATATTCGCCAAGCGTCAACTGCTCTTGCCATATGAATTAGTTTTGCATATGGGTTTATACCTAAATCTTTTATAGAAGTATCTACCTCTAGGTCTACACTAATTTTTTGTTTTGGTTCTGCGACTTTAACTTCTTTTATTTCCTCAGCCATTTCTTGCTTCCCTTTGTTTTTGCTTATCGTTTTCTTCTTTTATGTAAGTAACTAACATATCAACATATATCTCCCTTTCCCACGGCATCATATTTTCTATATCACTCAAAGAGTAATTATGATGTTGCATTAGAGAAAAATTAGTACTATAATAATTCTCTAAACTATCATGTGAAAGGGCTATCCGAAAAAATCGTTTAGTCCTTGTAAAGTAACTTTACTTTCTTTTTTTGTTTTAGGATTCTTTACCTTAATTTCATGTTTTAATTTAGGCATAGTATCAAAAAACTTTTGAAGTTTCTTAAACTGTTGTGTAGTCAACTGTTCAATAAACTCCGTTAACTCTTTTTTAGTTTGGTCTTTAGCATGATAAACTTTTTCACCATTTTTTTCATATATCTGTAAAACACAGGCACCAATAACATCTAACATATTACTAGCATTAATTGTTTGCACACCCATTTCCATAAATGAATCAATAGTAGGATATGTCATAATCATACCCATTTCATCTGTTAATTCAATTTTATTGGTGTGGCCGTCTCCGACTTGCACCTGAACTTCTGCTAAATTAATTTCTGTCTCAGCATAAGTTTTTTTATCATCAGGACATAATAGTTTCAGTTTAGAAACTTCGCCCACAGACTTTGCTCTTATATTTAAGAATATATATTCAACATCAAACATAGGTGAATTACCTAAGTTTACTTTATTGAATGTACAAGCAGTTACAATATCTCTTACTGCTGAAACAATATCCTCATTCTTTCCAGATTCCATTGCCATCAATAAAATCTTTTCTTCTTTTACTAGAAACGGACGATACTTTATTTTTTCGTCTGTACTAGGAACTTCCAACTCATAAGTCGGAGTATTCAGTTTTGGTAGTGCCATAATTTATTCTCCTTATAATATAATATTATGTATTCTAGAAGAAAGGTGGGAATAATTTCCCTCTAAACAATCTTCCTATTGGTATTTGATTTTTGGCTGAATTAAATACTTCACGACCTGCCCTTTGTAATTCAGGTGGTAGTTTGCCAAGTAATCCTCTGTCTGGTTGTGCTATATCATGATGAGTTTGGTTAGACGAACCAAACGTCATGCCTGCAATTTTATCAGTTGCAAGATTGTGCCATTGTTTGTATTGAAATCCTACAGTTACTTTAACTATTTGATTACTAGAACTATAATTATATTCAATCGCACTAACTGTTTCAGGATAACACTCTATTGCTTCTATACCATATGTCGGTACATCTCTATCGCCTTCACCGTCAAGTGATCCTAATTGTAAAATCTGTATTGTGCCAACATAATCATCATAATATCCTGCTTTATGTGTAATCATATTGACTGCAGCTTTTTGCCACAATTCAAAGAAATGTCTTTCTCTTAAATATTTATCTGCATAAAAAGTAGCACCTATCGTTCCTGTAAAACCATGACCTGTAACCATTTGTCTCTCTGGACCAAAATGTTTTACTGATTCTGTTTGTAAGTCATGAGCAGGCATTGATATAGAATCACACATAATATTAACTTGTTCACCCATTTGTCTAGATAGTTGTGCCATTGTAACAGCACCTTTATCTGGCTGTGCCACTGGTTGTAGTCCTGCAGCTCTCGCTAATCCTGGGTCTACTTGACCTTCACTATAACCAACTTTTGATGAAGCAATTTGTAGTTGTTGTAAGTTTGTTGGTAAATTTATTCGAACGGCAAATCTTGCTGGTCTAGCAAAACCCTCTGCTCTTCCCATCATGGCACGGAAACGACCTATTGTATTTTCTGTATTTGCTCTTGCATAATCTGTAGGATAATCTATTCTATCATAAGACCTGTCTCTAGGAAATCCTACTCTTATGTCAAAAGGACCTACTCGTTTACCTGCTCTAAAAATAGCCATTAGTAAGGTTTTCCTTTCTTAAATCTTGCGACTGGTAAAAATATTGCAATTGCCATTTCATCTGCTGTTATATTTAAAAATGATGACCTAACTTGA